TACTCCTGTATTACCTGCTATTGTGCAAGCTGTTGGGGCAGTGGTAGCACCAACGTACGCAAATGCGCAAAAAGAATATGATGTTACGCAGCATGATGTATTCAACGAAGCTGAAGGGTTTAGACCAAAAAAGAAAGTAAGGACTTTGCGCAAAGATTCTGAAGGTAAACCAATTACTGATAGAGCTGGTAAAAAGATTTACGATACTAAAAGGATTGAGGTTAATCGTATTGGTGTGCCACTTCAAGAATTGATTGTAAAACGTCGTGTTTCCTTTATGAACGTTTCAAAAATACAGCTAGAGGCAAATCCTCAAAATGATCAAGAGAATCGTCTTTACTTTATGGTAAAGAAAATACGTGATGATAATAAGATCAGTTTTATTGAAAAGGAGATTGCTCGACGTATGCTGAGTGAACTGCAAGTGGCCAAACTTTGGTATTCTGAACCTGTTGATCCTGGATATTGGGGAGAGATAGCACCTAGAGGGAAATTTAAAATGCGCTGTAAAATCTTATCACCTGATTTGGGAGATACTCTTTTGCCGGTATTCGATGATTTTGGTAAGATGGTTTATTTCGGACGTATCTATGAATCATCAAGAAGTTTTACTGATTTAATTGCTGATCCAAATTTCTCAGGACTTATAATAGATAAAGAACAAAGATTTGATATTTATTCTGCTACTCACATCTATAAATTTAGAAAATCACGAGCAGGAGAAAATTTAGTCTCTGTTGAAAATAATAATGGGTGGATTTTAGACGATGTAAAAACTCATTCTTATGGTAAGATACCAGTTACGTATTATTCTAAACCACTACCACCATGGGCACCAGTTCAAGCAGCTATTGCACGTATAGAAACTTTGATATCAAATGTTGGTGATACTAATGATTATCACGCATCACCAGTATTTGCCATGTTTGGTAAAGTAGGTGCTAAAATGCTTGAGAAGGGAGAACAAGGTAAATCGTTACAAATTGAAGGTGAAGGTGCAGATGCTCGCTATGTGACATGGGAACAAGCTACTGAAGCAGTAGAATTTGAATTGAACACTTTAATGAAATTTATTTTCACATCGACTCAAACCCCTCAAATGGCAATGGAGGATTTAAAAGGTCTTGGTACATTATCTGGTGTTGCTTTTGACCGCGTATTTATGGATGCACACTTAGCAGCTCGCGATGAGATTGATGGTGAATATGGAATGAGTACACAGCGTGATATTAATCTTCAAATAGCTTTTTGCGGAGCGATTGACACAACACTTATTCCAGCTACTAAATCATTGAGTATTGGTTTTGATATTCCGCTTTATCGTATTAATGATGATAGCGAGACTGTAGGTTTGCTTCAAAAGGCTGCAGGTGGTGCAAAGGTGATATCTCAAAAAACTGCGATAGAATATTCTCCATTAACTAAAAATGCTGATGATGAGTTAAAGCAGATCCAGGAAGAGGAAAAGGATATTAAAGAGAAGGAGGTCAAAAAAGTAAAATAAAAAAGTCCCCCAGCATATTTAAACAGTTTCTGACGCTACTTTAAATAAAACCAATACAGGCTACAGCTAGAGGACCAAAGTCTTCTTACCTGTATGATTTTTAAATAAGCGTCAGAGACGCAAATATCGCAAATATGAACAAATATCACGCTATGCTGAGCAAAATACTTTCAAAAGGTAAAATTCAGCAAAATAGAAAAGGGAATATCAAATATCTAGTAAATCAAAAGCTTGAACTTAAACCAATTGATCTTTTAGATATATTTGAAGGGCATGGAATAGCTCGAAAGAAACTTGGTGCAGAATTAGAATTATTTCAAAAGGGAGAGCGACTTACCGAAGCCTATCGAGAAATTGGTGTTAGCTGGTGGGATTATTGTGGTCCTATTTTAGTCAATAGTTATCCTACATATTTTGAGCAGTTGCCTTCGCTCATAAAAAAGATTAATAAGGAGAAAAGATCGTCGAAAAATTATGTTTTATTTCTAGGGCGCACTTCTCGTTATTTACGTCTTTCAGATGTTCTGTGTCTTAAGAGAGTTAGGGGAAGGTGAATACACTCGGAAGTATCGTGTAATATTGGATTTAATACCTTTCTACTTTATTGTACTGGCTGTTATCGAAGTAGGGTATTTCCTCTACGAAATTAGTCTTGAGGGTATTATTGACGAATTCAAGAAGTTGAAGTGAAGGCTTTGATTGTATAAATAATTTTAAATGGATAGGGATAAAAAGTCCTAATTTATTCCTATCCTATTTTTAATACTTCTACTCCTCTATGATGATAGTGTTTGTTTTTAATGTGTCTTTGAATCTTGATAAATTCATAATTGGCAAATTGACTGTTTCTAATCCACTTAATGCTGAAACAGCACTAATATATGATCGAATGTAAGGGAAAATAATTGCGGGGGCATTAGTGTAAAAATAATTAGTAAGAGTACTCTCTTCTTCCCCGTGTTTTATTTCAAAAAATCCTATTGCTTTAACATCTATATTAAAGTTTTTTTGTTCATCTGAAACGTTAAGATCAATTGTAAGCTGGTATGAGCTGTCAGGTTTTATGTAAACTCCGTTTGGATTTAATGAAATATTAATTTCACCATTAAACTCATATTCAGGACTTCTGGTTATAGAGAATTCTGCTATAATAAAATCCAGTAGCTTTAATGAAGATTTTTTTGTTTGTTGAATTTTGTCCATTTTTTAGGCAGCACTAAAGTATTCATCTTCTAAATAAAATTCATCATCTGTGCATGAATTTATTTCAAATAATGTTTTAACTTGAATTTTTTTAAGATTCCAAACATGATGTTTTAAGTCAGACTCAAATTCTTTACCTTCTAGTTCAAAACTGATATTTGCTAAAACTACATTTGAGTTATTTGTTGAGAAGGCAATTGATTCAGAAGGAAACTTTTCTATAAAGTCATAATAAATGTTATCAAGATGATTATTCAGTTCTTCATTATTATCAAATTCCTTTTTAGGTTCAATTTGTAAATAATGTGTATTAAATAATTCATCAAACTCATAATAGCATTTTAGATATGGAAACAATAAAACTAATTGCCTAATTATATCTTTAGTGAATAAATTCGAATTCATGATTAAAATGATGTTTTTAAAAAAATATTTAATTCGTATGATAACTGACGTAATTCTTGCGCTTTTAAATGTAAAATTTGTTCTTCTTTATAGTCTGCAATTACCCTTTGTCTTTTTAACTCTTGTATAGAATCATTAAATTTCCTAGCCTCCCTTCTCTTTGAGGATTGTAATGACTGTGTGATAATACCAATTACCCAATTATGACTCCCTTTTGAGTTGGTTCCTGCATCAATATCTGCAATACTCATACCAATCTTATTATTTATTATATGTAGAGCCATTTGAATACAACTATAATAGGAGCAATGCACGCTTGTATTATACAACGATTCTGCTATTAATTTGTTTGTAGACTTAAAACTATCATCAGACTTTTTAATCCAAGACATGTTTGTTATAAAATTTTTCAGTTAATATTTTTTAGTCTCTACAAGTATATAAAACTTTATATAATAAATAAAATAAATATTTAGAACGTAAATAATTGAAATTCAAATTATTGTAATTTGAAGCTCTAGGTGTTTCTATAATTGTTATATATTAATATGTATATATTACCATATTCTATAATTTAATAGCTTTTTTATTTCTTTCTGTAATCTCCCAAATTACAAAACACACCGTGTTCAATAGGTAATCTATTTGGATTATTTTTGATTTTAAAAGTATTAACCGAGGATGGCACGGATTAGCTCTCCGGACTACACTCTATTAAACACAAAACAAATGTCATTAAAATCAAAAATCATTTCCAAACTGAAAGAAAAGGCAACCGCTTTGGGTGTCAATATTTCTAATGTGCGTATCAACGGACTAGCGGACAAGTTAGATGCTATTGTAACTAACGAAGACGCTATCGACGGGGAAATCGACAAACTAGATCAAGTATTAGGTTTTAAAGAATTGGCAGCACTAGATGATGCTAAGCGCAATGCTGATAAAAGAGCAGCAGAGGAAGAGGATAAAGTCAAAGATCCTGAAAAAAAGGATTCTGTTGATCCAGAAAAGAAAGACCCTGAGAAGAAAGACGAAGCACCATCTTGGTTTAAACAGCATGTTGAAAATCAAAACAAAGTGATTGAGACTCTAACTACTACTGTTGCAAATCTTCAAAAGGGTAATACTATCCAAACGCGTCGCCAACAACTTGAAACTAAATTAAAAGACGCTCCTGAAAAATTAAAGGCAAGAACACTACGTGATTTCGATCGCTTAAAAATTGATAGTGATGATGACTTCACTACCTATTTAGCGGATGTTGAGCAAGATGTAGCGGATGAAATTCAAGCGCAAAGTGATGCGGGTTTAGGAAATGATTCTCCTGCAAGAGGAGATAGTGGAGGAAAATTGAAGGATGACGAGGTGTCTCCTGCAATGAAAGAAATTATTTCACAACGTGAAGCTGAGGCCAAAGCTAAAGCAGGCGTTTAACATCTTATTAAATGGGATTAAGAGGAATTAAAAGAACGGGTACACAAGGCTTTCAAAAAGTTGTTTGGGAAAACGTTGTTGATACTCTTCCAGGCGGATTAATTCTCGATGTAGACAAAGAGGATTATCCAAGTGGATATGTACCTGAGGGTACAATGGTTGGGCGAGATCCAGCCACCGGTGTTGGTAAGGTCGTTGTGGTTACTCCAGGTAATCCAGCAGCTGAGCCGCCAACCCAAACAACTTACAATCCAAAGCCTATTGGTAGAACTCATCGTGCATCAGAAGTTTCTGACGGTGGAAATACTTATGCGAATGGGGTAGTGATTAGTGGAACAGCGAGAATCAAAGCATTGCCTGACGCAGCAACAGCTGCTAATACAGCAGATGTTTTACCGCGTATCACATTGGTGTAATCAAGAGATTTTTTAACAAAAACATAATCATATAAAATGATAAATGTACAAGAATTAGTGCCAGAATTTCGTAGAGCAGATGCACAGGCATATGTTGAAACGTATCCATTTGATACGCTTCAATATCAAGGTGCATTCCCTTTGCAATTTCAGCCGACTTTAAAATGGTCCGCGATTGAGGCTCAATTTGGCGCTAAAGTAATGGCATCAGTTGTTGACTTCAATAGCCGTGCTCCAAGATTTGGACGTAACCTTCCGACTAAAATCGAAGGTGATATTCCTAAGCTTGATATTGCTCGTGATAAAGTTGAAACTGACTTTATCACATTAATGGACCTTCAAGATGCTGTCCGCAGATTACCTGCTGGTGCTACTCGTAGAGAAGCAGCACAACGTGTTTTAGATTGGCATTATGAAGATCAAGTATTTGCTCGAAATGGTGTAGAGGCTCGTTTGGAATGGTTGTCGAAAAGAATTGCATCAACGGGTGGTTACAAGTTAACCCAAATCAATAATGAGCAAGGTATTCAATCTACTGTTGATATTGATTTTGAAATTCCTACAGCGAATAAGGTAAATGCTGAGAAAGATTGGAGCGATCCTACTGCTGATATCATTGCTGATATCAAGAGAGTAAAACGTATAGCAAAACTTGCTAATCGACCTATGCCGAAATTCATGTGGTGTGAGCAAGAAACTATTGAGCAAGTAGCTCAAAATGCTAGTGTTCAAAAATTCGCTGCTACATATGTTGCAAATGCTTTAGGATTACAACAAGAGCCAGGACTAGTGGAAATCAATAGAGCGTTAAGTTCTAAAGGATTGCCAATTTTTAAGGTTTGGGAATCAGTGATGATTCAAGAATCTAAAAGCGGAGATCAATCTGTTGTTTCCGGTTGGGAACCAGGTGTAGTTACTTTTTCAGTAACTGAACAATTGGGCAACACTCAACATACAACTTCAGCAGATGAGTATGTGACTGCAGGTGTAGCTCAAAAAACTAAATCAGGGATTGTGCTTATCAAAACTTGGGGTATTGAAGATCCTATCACAGTTGTGACGAAAGGAACTGCGTATACAACACCAGTTTTGAATAATGCAAAATCTATTTATTTACTAAAAACTATCTTACCAGGTGGCTAACGAAAATAAAAGCGAGAAGGCTGGAGCTACAACTCCAGCTACTCCTTCTAAAGTAGAAGGAACTCAAGATGCCAATCAAGCTGATTCAGTTAATCAAGAAGAAGTCAATGCTTCCTTAGCTGCTAAAGATGCTGAGATTGAATCTTTGAAAGCTGAACACCAAGAATTCAAAGATAAACTTAAACCGGAAGTCGAAAAGATTACAGAAGAGAATAAATCTTTGAAAGCTGAAAATGCAAAGCTTAAAACTACTTTGGATAAAGCTACAGCTAAATCAAAAGCGAAAAAAGGCGATCCAAAATACATTGTTATCAATGCATTCAGAGGCACTAAAGAGGGTGAAGGAATCTTTGAATTAGAATCCGATGTATCTAATTTAGATGCTGATCGATTGGATAGCCTTGTTGAACGTGGACTAGTGAAGAAAGTATAATATGACTAATAGAGAAGCGCTGCTGAGTGGGGTAAATGATATTCCTGTTAAAGATATTTCGGTAATGAAGGTGTTGTTAGATCAGGATATATATCCTGATGGTGAGTATGAGCCGAAAAATATTGACAATAGGAGAGCGGTGGATTTGGCATTGGCAGCGCTGATCTTAGTTATATCACTTTCAAATAAATCCATTAAGGAATTGGACTTCCAAATTACACAGCATGATATCGATCAGCTTCTGATTCTGCGTAATGGGATTTTAAGAAAATGGGGTGTTGAAGATGAGATGGAAGCATCTGCTACAATAATTGATACATCTGATTTATGGTAAATGATTTAATGTATCCAGATAAGCTTGTCTACGAAGGACCAGAGGGTAATATAGAAGTTAAATGCCGTTTTAGGCCTGTGAAGAACAATACATTCCGTAAAAACCAAGATGGTACTGACGTGCAAGTTTCTCATGATATTGCGTTTCCTGCAGGAACTCAATCAATTCTATTAGGGACTGTTTTCAATGCTATTAATGAGCGAGGAGAAATATTTATTTATCAACAGGAATTGCTGTCTTTTCACGTTGGTAGATTTCACTGTTTAGGTAGCTGCTAATATGAAATTCGGATTCGAGATTACAACTGACATGAAAGCTCTGAGTAAAGAGATCGAAAGGGAAATAGAAAGGGAAACTTTAGAGCTTTTAATTGAAGCAATAGAAACATCGGTTGAGCGCGTTAGAAAAAAGCAATTAAATCAGCCTTATCAAGATCATACAGGGAATCTTTTAAGTTCCACTGGATTCATCATCTACAAAGATGGTAAAGTTGTTCATAAGAATTTTAAAGCGAGTCCAATTGGAACGGATAAGGTTACAGGATTAAAAGAGGGGTTGGATGCTGCCTTGTCAGAGTTAAGAGAATCAATAGGTTGGGGTGTTGTAATGGTTGCAGGAATGGAATATGCAAGTTGGGTGGAAAGCAAAAAATACACGGTTATTCTTGATGCCACAAC